GTCTGGCGTGAAAAACTACATATGTTGAAGTACCTGATGTTGGCGTAATTGAATTTTGTGCGTTAAAAATAGATTTCTCTCCTGCAGTACCTGTGTTTTGTGAAACTGACGAAAATATTGACTCATTATTAGTGCTTGCACCACTAAGTAAATTTATAAATGTATTATTTGTACCTATTGAAATAGTACTTTGCGCAGATATACCGCCTAAAATTGTTAAATTTCCATCTCTTCTAACCCTAAAAACACCTACTCCTCCAGTCTGCAAATCCATTAATAATGAGGCAGCATTACTCGCAGTATTCGTAACATTCGCCCTAATTAATGTTGGCGTTCCAGTAGTATTCCAAGTACCTGATAAATCAATAGCAGGCTGATCATTTGCACCTGTTAACGAATATCCTGACAATGTAAGTCCTGTTGTGTTTGCTCCCGGTGTAATACTTGTATTTCCTGAAATCTGCAAAGTATTGCCATTATCGGCAGCACCTCCTATTCTTAACCTTTCATTAGCACTATCCCAAAATAGATTATTGCTTCCGCTCTGCGCGGTTGTGCCGTTCCAAAATGCAACCTGCCCACTTGCACCAGTACCTGTAACAGGATTGGTAAGAGCGTTTTGCTTGTTGTTGAATGTTGTCCAATCGGCAGAGCTTAATACGCCGCGATTTGTGGCGCTCGCCGTCGGTATGTTTAACGTGATGCTACCGCTCGATGTGATTGGCGACCCGCTAACGTTTATATCCGTGCCGCTTGTGCCTGTGGTTAAACCTACCGATGTGACAGTACCAGCGTTTATATCGCTCGTCATCGCGACCGTTCCACCTTTAGCAGGCCAGTTGACTATGAAGTTATCAGTTGATCCTAATATAGGGAAATTGAATCTTTGAACACCATCGCCATAATAGTAAACTTGCTGAATGATTGATCCAGTATTACCGCCGGTACAACTTAATCCAAATTGATTTAATACAGAAGTTGAATTTTCGCCCTGTATTGCTAATCCATTGCCATTAATAGAAAGCAAATCAGCAGCACCGGCAGACGAGTTGAACGTAGCATAAACACCATCGTCAAAAACTACTTCGCCCGTAATAGGAGCGCCTGTATCCGTTCCGGCAAGTGGCACAAACAAATCGTTATATACCTCGTCAAAGTTATCATTAACCTTATCGAATGCATTTCTTACGGTGTCCCCGGTACCATCGTTTGGCGTTGTGCCGATATTAATTATTTGCCTTGCCATTTTTCTTACTTAAATAAACGTGAAGTTTTGCAATTACCTTATGATCTTTTTCTTTAGTCGTGATCTGGCCAGTCTTGCTCATAGATGTTCTCATTGTTTTGGCTTTTTTTGAATCGGTTACGGTTTCCAAAATACCACCCCGTTGTACTTGTTTCTCGGTTTGGTGGTACGATTGTATTTTGATCGGATGTATATTCGGGAATATAGTTCTTACTTAAAAAACGCTCGAGGCGTTGAATGTACATATCGGCCTTTGAACGCTGGTTTTGTACCAAATAATCTACCTCTGTTTTTTCAACGGGTGTACCATTTACCGGCGTATGCTTACTAATACCGCCGTTTGTTATTTGATACGCGCCAATTAGCAGATATTCAACGGCAGCCTGATGGATTAAAGCCGGCCGCAAATAATTGTTGTACATTGTCAAATATAAACCTGAAAACCCAAAGTCCTCATCTGTATCGTCGTAATCGTCGCGCATTTTAGCGTATAGCGTTTCGCCGAGTACCTCTTCAATTTTTGAAAGCTGGGCGTCTTGCACGCAAACGCGGTAACGATCGACATCGATATTGCCGCCAAGAGGCGTGTTTTGCGTGATATCTAAATCCGTAAGTAGTAACTTTTCCATTAGTTCGGTAAATATCCATTATTTGGCATATCGTAAGGGATTTTTGCAACTTCCGGCTCATTAACTGGAAGCCTTACTTCTGCCCTTTCAGATGGCTCTAATTCGTTAATTATGCGGATTGCTTCGTTTACGCTTATGCGTTCATTGTTTCGGCGCATATAAATTTGCCGTTGCCAAAAATGCTTACAATTTGGGCCGCCTTTATACAGCCATACGTTATAAGTATCCGCACCAAATGGCCCAAACCCAGCATTGATAACCTTATCGCCAGCGAGTTCTATATCCTCTTTTCTATATACTTTGCCAGCATTTACCATTTTACGACAAAATTCACGTTCCGGCTTTGGGTTGCCCGCATACACATAACGCACCTTAAAAAGCCTATTATCTTGCTCGCTTTTAACATTAGGAAACGATGAAGGCACTCGAGCCAATTCAATCGCAGCAGTCAAATTTAACTGCGTTTCTGTGATCGTCTGCGATTCGTTATAAGGTTGCTCGTCTATAAGTTCGTATTCTGAATCGATTTCCTCGCCTAATTCGATTAATAAGTTGGCAATGTATGGATCAGAATCATTTTTTTCTGCCGACATTTTTACCTCGTTGCTATTTTCGGCCGGCTTGCGGAATGGTATAAAATCCAAATCGATAGGATAGCCGCAATTCGTAAAAATGTACATTAGGCAATCGAGAATGACCTCTTTTTTCGGCTGGATAACGTTCGTCATTAACTCGTCGAAAGCGGCTTCCATTTCGCCAGCATTGTTGCCGAAGCCTGTGTTGTCTTTAATGCCGAAAAGAATCGGAGAAGTAACACGGTGCGCGATCATTAATTTCTGCGCGGCCTCTTTATTTAAAACCTCGTATTGCTGATGGGCATCAGATACTGGTACGACTTCGATAGTAGCAGCATTTTCCTTGTTTTCGTTGAAAGATAAGATAAACGCTCCCGCGTTGCTGCTACCTGATAGCTTCTCTTGTATGTCCTCTCTAATCGTTTCCTTTACATCTTCGCTTTCCGGTTGGCCGTTATTCATATTGATAATGAATCCAGCAGAAAGGCCATTTTTTATATGGTTTATTGAATAGTTTGCAATCTCTTCTTCAAGTTCGGCGTAAGGTAATCCAGCCATATAGGAAGGATCGCTATAATATGTCTTACCTGCTTGGTAGGAAGTAATCACATAAATCTGTGAGCCTGTCGATGGCTCTGCGTAGCCGAACGCGTCAAGACGCATAGGCTTGTATTTATTTACATCTTTAAAATCTTGACACCACCAATAAGCAACAATATCGCCGTCTTCATTCATCTTTTCCGGCGCTATTTGATTCTTTGGAACGTGAACTATTTTGTGAAGTTTGCCGCTTTTAAAAAGCAATTCCATTGATGCCTCGCCAAAAAGAGCGTAGTCCTGGCAGACGCGGCGTAAATCCTCTTTCGAAAGGATTGTCATAATCTGCGCGAATGTAATCGGCTTAATAGACTGTTGCTTTGACATTAATCCTTTGCCAAATATAAATTGCGCGTAGGAGTCTATAATTGCGCGATTTGTCGGACTGCCATTGTAGCGGTCAATTATGTAGCTATAAAAGGAATTCTTATCGCCGTTCAGAACGTAATCTTTTGATGGCGATTCCTTGACTTGCGGCCTAACGTAGTTAGCCAGTTGTAGTACCTCTATACTCATTAGGTTAGTTTGTAATTTTGTAAATCCGACGCACTTGTGGCAAAGGCCTTGCCTCGATATATTAAATTTCGGCTATCATCCAACACACTGATTTCATAACTGCCGCCCTCTTTAAAAGCATATTCAAATGGAGACGACACGAGATACCCATTAACGGTTGTAAACTCGATACCCATATCGGTAAGTGTTCCACTCAATTCGTGAAGTATATATAATTGCCCAGTAGCCACGTATTCCGATGGGATAATTTGCAATACGTGATCTTCGTCAGTTGGATCAAATACTTTCATAACTATTAAACGAAACCGCTTAAAATTGTACTTAAAAAAAACTCCCGTAGTTACACGGGAGCCTTCAACCAAATCAATTATGAGAACAAATTAACCTACGTTTATAACTTCTTCAGACACAAGAGCCTCAAGAGCGGTTTTAGCAGACGAAGAAAGGAACGGCGCGAAGGTCGAAGCTTCTGCTTCTAACGTTACCTTATATCCGCTGGTTTCAGACGAATACTCAGCCATTGTACCATCTAGTCCGGTTTCGTGACCGCCAAGTTTAACATTGCCATTATAGTCGTGTACGAATGCAATCACCCGCCCGAACAACAACGCCTTCAATTCCACTTCAGTCTCTTTACCAGCACGCTGAAGTACCGCGTTAAGCACTTGCTTAAAGTTAGTTGTCCGCGTGTCTATGTTAGTTGTAGCTGTATCGACAAAAGTATTCCCCGCTCCTTTTACCTCGTAGCGGAAAACCTCGTCTAATCCAGCTGGCAAAGATGCGACTTCTTGACCGCTCACCGCGAACACGTTTGCAGTAGTGAACGGCGCGAAGTCGATATATTTAATTCCGGTGCGTTGGTCTTTGCAACCTAATCCGCGCCCTTTTGTAATATCACAAGCCATATTTATTTTGTTTAAAAAAGGGCGGCTATTAACCGCCCTCTTTGTTAGTTAATTATCCTACGTAAAGAACGTTAAACGCTTGATTTGCCACGTGTGAAGTGATAGTAGCGTTGGTCTTAAGGAACATATCGTCACGATTAGCAGCGATTTTATCCATATCGATACGGTTCATATCAGCTTGCAAATCAGTACACCAGAAGATGTGTTCTTTTTTAGCCGCGATGATTACGTTTTCAGGTAGCGGAACGAATTTAATTTCAACACCGTTAAAGAAGTATTGAGTTTTGTCATCGCTTACGCTGAACGCATCTTTGTAGTTAGCAGGATTGTTGTTGTAGATGTTGATTAGCTGCTTGTGCGACTTCGGCGCGTAGATGAAAGGAGGCGTAGTATTACCACCCAAAACTACGGCAGGGATAGCAGCGTAAACTTTATCGTACTCGTCTTTGATGTTTGTAGAGCTGATAGTAGTACCAGCTACCTTAACACGACCACCAACGCCAGCA